GTTAGGGTCAATGCCGTCATTGTAAAGTGCTTTAGGAGAACATCCAAACCAGCAAACACAAGTTGCCTCGGAACATCCTCTAAAACATAGATCGTCAGCATTGTTACAGCTACGTCCAATATATCCGCAAATATAATTTCCTAAACATACACAAATACATTTCTTTGTATATGCTGGTGCATTTCCAGGTAAGCCAGTTCCGCAGCAACACATTTCTGCTCCAGATCCAGCTGCACCCCATGCTTCAATAATTACTTTACCGCATCCCGGTGCTTGCCAGCACCAGTTGTTACAGAAACCTGAATACATGTTTCCGTCTGAATAAACCCAAATACGTCCTTTTTCAAGGTTATCTTCGAAGGTTAATTCTCTGTTACCTAATAATTGAGATAATAAAGCCATGTTAGTAAGCGCCTCCGAGTTTACCTTGATTTTGTTCCATTACTCCAGATCCTCGGTAGGTTAATCTAATAGCTCCCATACCGCCTCTCTTACCGTGATCTCTCACGCCTGGACAAGGAAATGGAGGGCCGCCAGCTACACCGTAAGGCATAAACACGTAGCATCCTAATGTTTCATAGCATCCGCAGGCCTGTTGACCGTTATAACATACACTCCATGGCATACCACCACTCGGTGATCTTGACAATGAATTTAGTGCATATGCGGCATTATGATGTCCCATACCTGACCATTCAGAGTATTGTGGATCGTCATCGTGTGTATAACCAAAATGTCCTCCGTCCTGACTGAAAATTCCGGAAGCGTAAGGAATAAATGATTCTGTTGAGCAGATGCAAATTGCGTAGCATCCTTTAAATTGTGCATAGCCAATACATCCGCATTTGTTGATGTCGCCACCATAACCGCAGGCTAACCACGCACCGCTACAATGGTTACATACTATACCGCAATTGTCAACACCTGTAAATTTGGTAGTACAAAAGCCTGCTGCCGTATAACAGCAGTACGCAGAAGAACCAGTGGTACAAATTGCTGTGCCGCTACGACCGCCTTGGGCACACATACATCCGCCGGTGAATCCACATAAATCTCTAGCATTGCCCCATCTTAGATAAGAAGCAACGCTACATCCCGAATTACATAGATCGTGAGCATTACATGCCTGACCTGGGCAACCGCAAATGTATGTATCTGGCCAAACTGCAATAGTTTTTTTAGAGTATCCAGGAGCGTTTCCAGGTAGTCCAAATCCACAACAACACATACGGGAACCACTACCTGCTGCTCCCCATACTTCCATTGTTAGTGTTCCGCAACCTGGTGATCTCCAACAATACATAAAGTCTGATCTCACACATGCAAACATACTTGGTACGGTGACTACCCAGACCTTGCCCTTTTCCAAGTTTTCTTGGTTGCCAGCAATCTCTCTAGTAGATAATAGGTCTGATAATTTTGCCATTTTTAATTCCTAATTATGGTCCGATAAACACCCAGCCAAATGTTGCGCCGGAATAAATCAAAGTTACTGCTGCATTGTTTAAGTTCAATACTAAATCTTCTGTAAGGTTTTGAATCTTTTGTCCATTGCGAGCAAGAGTTACATTGTTAATACTAAATGTACCAGCAACATCGATGACTTGAATTGTGTCACCGTCTGCTGGAGAACTTGGTAGTGTTAATGTAAATGCGCTGCTTGTGGAGTTTGCAAAAATCCTTTCACCGGCAGTAAGGGTTGCAGAACCAGTTAAAGTTCTGTTAGTTACGCCTTCTGCGCCAAAGGATGATACTTGTCTGCCCATTTTATGTTATCTCCTAAATTATACCGTTGAGGTCTCAATACCAAATACACTCACTGAGGTATTTGCATTGCTGGCGTATACAACAAGACGTTTTCCTGCATCCATCATAATACCAGTTCTTTCTAATACACCGTTTGCACCAACTACTGCATCATACTCAATAAATTCAGCTGCTGTTGGTGTAGTTGATGCTGCTAAAGCGACCCTCAGTGCTACCGTGCTAGACGATCTATTGCAGATACTTAATGCTAAAACCGTGAAGGTTGTAGCAGGTACCGTATATACCGTTGTATATGTAGCTGCGGATGGTGCCGCTTGTCCTAATAATCCTGTTGCCATTATCGAATCTCCATCAATTGTTCAATAAAAAGTAATTTAACACAAGGGCATCACCGCCTATACCGCCTTTGAAGTTTACCTTTGTATTTATGTTAATCTGTACATTTGTTGTTGTAGCAATAGTTTGCCCAGCTATGTAAATAACACCTGCTGTGAGGGTATTTACGTTCAAACTAGAACCACCGCCACCAATTTGGCTAGTAATGTACGCTCTGATAGCTCTTTGTGTTGGAATAATGCTATCTGAATCCTGTGTAAAGAATGGATCTGTTGAGAATTCTGTAATTGTTGCACCCGAACCTCCGAGTGCTACAGAACCCAAACTTAACTCATTCAATCCAGCAATATTAAACGCATCAGCATTTAATGTTGCAACACCAGTTGATTGCTCAACGTTAAACAATCCGCCAACTCTAAAGTTACCGTCTTGGTCAGTTGATGTATAGAATACACGACCACCTAACGATTGTTTATACTCGTTCGCCGGAATTGGATCACTAAATGGCAACCCTGGATAGTTAGTATTGGTAAAGTTTCCAGTACCAACATCTAGCAAGTCATGTCCAGTTAAACGTACCTGTGAATATCTACGTCTAATTACGGTAGCTGTTTCATGTTCTGGTGCTTCTGCTGCACCAATTGCTGGACTTAACTGCAATGTAGCATTATATGTGCCATCTGGATTTGTAACCAATGAAGTTACATTAACTAATCTATACCATACATCGTCAATACCTGCAATTTGTACGTTAGAACCTGCCTTAGGAACATCAGTTAAATTCTTAAATCCAACAAAAGAACTAACTTGATAATTGTCAGCATATCCGTTTCCAGAAACTTCAGCTGACGCTGCTGAGAATCCAGTTCCTCTATTGATAAACGTTGGTTGAGCTATTGCACCGGTTCCAATTCTAATTTGCAATGTTGCATCAGAACCAATATTGTTTGGATCGGTTATAGTAGCTGACGGAGCAGTTACGTATCCAGAACCTGGTTCGTGTATCCAAATTTCATATAACCTTTCATCTAATACATAAGCTCTTGCTCTTGCAGTGGCACCTTGACGAATATTGAGCACTCCCAGAGAGTCTGCACCTAAAACTACCCATCTTGGATTACCTTGATAATTTCCTAATGCACTAGCCACATACGACTTGCTGGCTAATGAAGTCATTGACCCACTACCCGAACTTAACACAAAATTAGAACCACCTTTAGTTGACGACACGGTAAATTGTGTAGAGTTTGGTACACTAGTTACATAATAGTATGCATTGTCAAGAAGCCCACCAAATCGTGTACCACTAAATCTAATTCTATCATTTACATTCAATCCAGCTGTGCTTGCACAAGTTAATAAATTAGAATTCAACACAAAATTCAAACTTGCTGCGCTGGTTGTACCGCCTGTGGCTAATACTGCATTTCTATCGTTTCCATAGGCTGCTGCTGCCCAGTTTGCTGTTGAGGACAATGTAGATCCTTCGACCCATGTAGTTCCATCTGTAGAATATGCTGTTCTATTTGAGTTGTATGCAAATGCTGTAAATGCACCTCCTCCATAGACAACTTTATTCCAGTTTGCCGCTGCACCTGGTAGAGTTGCTGCTGTCCAGGTTGTTCCGTTAGTAGAATACGCTGCTGCTGTTGAAGTACCAGCTGTGCCGCCGGCAATCGCAACAAATCTTCCGTTGCCAAATGCAACATCAGACCATAAATCCGAACTTGGTAATGTTGTACCCGAAGTCCATGTTGATCCAGCATTTGTTGAATATGAAGCGGTTTGGCTACCGGTTGCGTACCCAGAAACAATTACAAAATAATCAGTTCCACCTATGTTACCGTATGCAATTGCGCTGTTTTCTGACGAACCGCCGGAAATTGCAGCGTTGGTCCATGTTGTGCCGTTAGTAGAATAATTGATTGCTGCCGAATCACCTTTAATAGCAACATATCGTCCAGCACCATATGTCATATCTTTCCAGAAACTATTAGTTGTCATAGCGTTTGCAACACTAGACCAAGTAATTCCGTCTGCTGATGTAGCAGTATCGTTTGTTCCGCCGTTGCCACCAATTAACGCCACATACTGGTTAGTTCCGTTATATGCTATGGTAGTGTATTCCCAGTTTGTTCCAGAAAGAGGTAATGTTCCAGCAACCCATGTTTCTCCATTGGTGCTGTATGCTGTTAATGCTGTAGATCCCACACTATCATAACCAACCGCAACAAATCTTGTTCCAGACCATGTAACATCAGTCCAATAACCGGATGCAGGAAGTGTTCTAGCTGTGTAATTTGCTGGATTTGTATTTTGAGCAGTTGATGTAACATTAAATGATACATGAGAACCGTCTCTTAGTGTCCATGTTACACCGTCTGGTGAACTTGCAGCATAATCTCCGTTGCTGGTTACGTAGAATACACCTTGGCCGTAACCAATACTAGTCCACTCATACAATCCTGGCAAGTTGCTCTTGTACCAAGTTGCGCCATCAAAACTATATGCTGCCATTGCAGAGCTATCAGAAATTGCAACATAACGTCCGTTACCGTAGGCAATGTCTACCCAATTAGATTCTGTTGAATCATCATTGCTTGGTAGAGTTGTTACGGTCCATGTTGCTCCCGAAGTAGAATAAGCAACGCTGTTGGAGAAGTTACCTTCAACTAGTACAAATCTACTAAATCCATATGTGATTGCTTTAGCGCCAGATGCTACGCTGTTAGTAGACCATGTTGCTCCACCGTTGGTAGATACCGATCTAAATGCTAAACTTGAATCGCTTTCTGCAATTGCAACAAACGACCCGTTACCGTAGGCAACATCACACCAGTCAGCTACTTCATTTAATGATGCAATAGTCCAGTTAATACCGTCTAAGCTATAGGCTGAAACTGAGCTTTCTCTAGCAATTGCAACATAATAACTAACATTGCTTACCACTCCGTATGCTATCGCAGTCCACTGATTACTTGCACCAGGTCCTGTTGCTGTTGGTAAAGTTGTTGCTGACCAAGTTACTCCGTCTAAGCTGTACGCACCGGTTGCAGAACCGTTAACTAAAGCTACATATTTTGCTGTCACTGCTGTTCCGCTAGCTGTTACAGATGTAATAGCACCGCTTGGATTTGTTGCAGTATCAACGGTAATAGTTAAATCATTAGCTGGAGAAGTTCCACCTAGAGAGGTGCCTGCAATAGTTAGTGTGTTACCTACAGCATATAATGCACCACCAGCTAGTACTTCAACTGAATATACTCCCTGACGTCTTGTAACATTAAATGTTGCTAGAGAGCCCGATCCACCACTTGCACTTAATGCTGTATAAGCAGCATAACCATCACCAAATACTACATCAGACCAATTTGCCGAACTTGGCATAGATGCTAAGGTTTTAGTAAATGGAGGTGCTGTAAGAACGATTCTCGGAGTGATTTCGTAGCTTGTTGTTACATCTAATGCTGCTTCAATTGGAGTTCCAGGAACCACATGATCCCAACCGGCAGTTCCTGTTGATTCTTTATAAACGGTTGCAATTTTAGATCCTGCATTATATGTATTAATATAACCGTATTGACCTGCACCTGTTCCCGATATAATATAAATGCTCATTCCGGCATATGCACCGCTTCCGGCAATATCTGCCGCAGCTAATGTAATTTGTGTTGTATTACCAGCTTGTGCTAAGTTAGCAGCAGTAAGATAACCTTCGCCACCTGTGCCAGAACTATCACCTGGGTCTGTTAACCTTATATTGAACACAGCCCCATCTCTAAATTCATTCGCCAGCGTTGACAAACCTGATCCCGATCCGGAAGTTGTGATTGTTGCCTGACTATATTCAGAACCGGCATTACCAAATTCATAAATTAAAACATCGTCCCCGTCTGTTATCACACTTCTAACATCGGCTTCTTCCCCTCGATTATTAATTTCACCTTCGATTGGAACTTCTGTAATATCGACACCTTCAGCAACACAGCCAAAGGTACCGTATGAGGTGTTACCATTAGTAGCACGGATCTTACCGCCATTTTCTGCTAGATATCCAATGTGTGCATAGTATGAGAACACAGAAACAAGTTCTGCTCGTCCTAAGTTAGTAATCCATGCACCAATACCATCGCTAATAACTTGTGTAAAGTCGTTGGAAACGATAGAATCGTTACCGCCAGCATGTAATGATCCGTCGATCTTTTGACCAGTTGCGCCCGTACCAAATGTTGTAACGTTTTGTACATAAGTAGATCTTGAAGTTACCCAAGTTCTATTGTCGTTTGGACCCCAACCTGGATCTAGAGAAACATAAGCGCCTGCACGAGGTCTTTGTGTTCCGTATTCATTTGCCGGTAACAATGCACTTTGTACTCCAGTTTGGTCTCCGTCTGAGCTACCATCTAGTCCTGTTACGGTTTGATTTCTTACTCCGCAACCATTTCGTACCAAATACATATTTTCTAATTTAGAACCAGTAAATGCATTTCTATAATATTTTGCCGCATACACAGATTTATAGTTTCCTGTGTAGACCATGTCATATGCGATTGCTTCAATATAGTTTCTAACGTCGTTCTCACAGCTATCAGAATTGTATTCCCATTTGAGGGTCATTGTTCCTGAAGCTGTAGTTAATGTTTTTACTGCACCGCCTAATGTATCAGATATTTTTAAAGTAGTTGGATTAACTACGGTATGAACGTAATATGTCGTTGCTAATACAACGCCACCAAATACGGTACCTGTAAATCTAATAGTGTCTCCTGCTACCATCCAGCTGGTGTCTCCAACGGTGATAGTATCGGTACCGGCACCTGTTGTAGCTGTAGCTGTTGTTATAAATGTTGTATCAATATAAGCATTAGATTCAGCTACTAAAAATTCTTTGTTCAATAGCAAAATACTTGCACCATTAATTACATCAATATCGGTAGTTGGACTATTTGTTCCAACAATAATCGGTTCTGTTCCTGTATTCGCATAAGAAATAATATTATCCCAAATTTGTTGAGCTAATACAGAAGCACCCGTAGCAACAACCTTGCTACACTTAGCAGATATAAAATCTAAAATATCTTGAGTTGCGGCTAATTGATTTGCTATAACAACTCCGGTAGACGTAATGCCTCTACGATATGACATACCGGCTTTGATAGAATTAAAATTAGAACCAAACATTAAATCAAAACCAAGTGCATCAACAATCAATCCAACGTCTCTTGAACAAGTAGATTCGTTAAATTCTAAGGTTGGATATTCTCGTTTAATAAAGGCCAAAGAATCACTCTGAATAGTTGTTCTAAATGTAACTAATGCTGTTTTGGCTTTTAATAAACTTGCTGATACCCAAGACTCGTCTGGATTTATAGTTACCGGATAGCCAACATCTGTAGTGTCGCCGTCTACGGTAATAACATCAATGATATTTTGAATTCTTTCTTCACCGAATGCTGCTGCAAATGCGTTACCGGCTGTGCCGCTTACATCTTGAGTTTCAGCATTTCCTGAACTTGGAGTGATTGATGTTTCTGTAATAACATCGCCAACAATACTCTTAAGGTGAGCGTATGCTGCCAATGTTTCTTCTTTTTCGCCATCGCCAAATGTTGCTGCACCAAAGCTGTAATATGCTTTAGCAGCAATCATTGTTTGATAATTTCCACCATAGGTTAAATCATAACGCATTGCATCAAGGATATAACCAACGTCTCTAGCACAAGCAGCCGCATCATATGTAAATGACCCCGAGAACGGAGCAATAGATCCTGCAACCTGTACTGCTATCCACGCAGTAATTTCTGCTTTGATAAAGTTTGTGTTTGCTAAAATTTGTGCTCTAGCATTATCATATGTTGAAGTTGCTCCGGTAGGATTTCCACTAGATGCATACTCAACTTGAGTTAATGTTGAACCCCAGTTTGTTGGACTTGGAATAACGAATGCATCAACTGCTCCAAGACCGTTAGTTAAGATGTCTTTGATTTCTGTAACATTGTTTACCACACTGGTTACGGCTGCAGAACTTCCTACATTACCTTCATTCTGACTTGTGGTATCTTGTGTTTCAGTGTTACCTGAGGTTGGAGTTACTGCTGTGTTTGTAACAATTTCATCTGTGATAGATCTTAAATGAGTTAACGTAGCGATAGATTTTGCTTTATCGTTGGTTGGAACTAATTTTCCAGCTGGGCTGACTCTCGATGAGCGCAATTCATCGCCTACTATTGCTGTATTAGCTGGTACTATAATAGGAAGAACTTCATAGTATTGACCTGTTTTTACTTGTATAGTAAAGTTAGGAACATCTACAGCTGGTAAATCGTCAAGATCGCCTGCTGTTAATGCATCTGTTATGATACCCGCCAATGATTGACAAATAGCCAATGCACCAACTTCTGCTGTATAAGTTGCATCAATTATTTGTAATGTTCTATCTCCTGCAGAAATGCCATTTAGTGCTTGGTAATTTTGTGCAGGTGCTGTGTTACTAAGTACATTCCCCATTAGTGTTAGGGAATAATTAATAGCAGCAACTAATTGTTCTTCTTCGTCGCTGATAAATGTTTCTAACACACCTAAATCTGTAAAATACGATTCTACAGCTTCAATAGTTTTTACATTTCCTGTATGGGTTAAATCATAAACAATTGCATCTACAATTAATCCAGTATCCCTTTCACACAATGCTTGACTATCGTTGACAAATCCTGCCCAAATTCCTGTGCCTGCTGTAATTTGCGCGATGACCCATTCGGTAACTTCTCTTTGAATAAATGCTCTATTCATTTTTAACAAATATGCAGCATTAGGATTTTCTGTACCTTTTTCGATTTGTTCAGCAGCATATCTTATGCTTGCCCAAGGTTTATCAATAGTTGAGCCGTAAGTTGGTGCTGGAGAGTTTACACCGTGAGGTGCAACATACCATACATTTTCTACCTTACCAAAATATTTCCATGTTGGTAAGCCAGTGTCAACGGTTAATACTTGACCTTCGTCACCAATAGGCAGTCTTGTTGGGCCGCCTCCCGAATAATAAACTAAATCTCCAGTTGTAGTTAATACTGACTCTTCATTACCGGCTGTTAACAAATTCCAATATACACCAGTATTGTCGTTGTCCGGGCGGTCCGCTCCTGTAGTTGAAGTGTGTGCTAATACACAAATATAACTATTTGGGCCATATTTAACTGCGTCGCCTAACACATATGACGTTGCACTGGTCCAATCGCCTTGCCAGTCGATACCTTCGTTTAACTTACTCCAATATGTTACATTAGGAGGAGTTTGATTTGTATTGTCTGCAATTGCAACATAGGTAAATCCACGTAGTCTTACAATTTCGCCAACTTTATATGCTGTTGCACCGCTCCAATCGCCCTGTAGTCTAAAACCATTAGAGAACAAATCCCAATCTGTGGTGTTAGTTGATGGTTCAAAACTACCAGCTGAAATGTGAGATGTTTTTGCTATGTAACTATTTCCACCATAACGTACTATATCGCCTGGTTGGTAAGTAGTTCCTGATGTCCAGTCGCCTTCGAATTCAATACCCTCTACAAACTGATTCCAGTTTGCAACATCACTAACGAAGCTGCCAGAAGCAGTATGATTAGTAATACAGATAAATGTTCCCCCACCATACTTAACAACGTCATTTACCTTGTATCGAGTTGCGGTGACCCAGGTTCCTGTGTATTCAATTCCTTGATTAAAGTAATCCCATTTGCTTTGATCAAGTTCAAGTCCAGATGATGCAGTAGCAGCAGAAGTGTGGCCGGTATTACACACATAGGTAGTTCCGCCGTATTTTACCAAATCACCAATTTTATATCTTGTGGTAGTGCTCCAAGCACCTTTCCAGTCAACACCTTTAGAAAATATATCCCATTTGCCTTGATCTTGTTCTAGTCCCAAAGCATTTGTTGCTGCTGCTGTGTGAGCAGTATTACATAGATATGTTATGCCACCATACTTTACCAAGTCGTTAACTTTGTATGTAGTAGCTGCTACCCAAGCGCCTTTCCAATCAAACGATTCGGCAAATAGGTCCCAATCAGATTGATTTGCTTCTAATGTTGTAGAGCTAGTGTGGCCATCGTTACATATGTAAACATATCCGCCATATTTTACAATATCGTTTTCTTTATATAGAGTAGTTTGAGACCATTCACCTTTCCAGTCTTGGCCGTCACTAAACTGATTCCATTTGGTTGGAACGTTACCTAAGTCGGTATAAAAATCTGCTGCGGCTGTGTGACCAGCTACGCAAAGATATGTTCTACCCCCGTATGCGACGATATCGTCTTTGTAGTATGTTGTACCGGTTGTCCAGTCGTTTTTCCATACAAATTTAATTCTACCTAGTTTAAATTCAGCCATTTATAGCTCCATATTCTTGCATTAAATCATATTTATTCCAAATCTTAGTTAGCATTAAAAGCTCCCGGCGGAAGTAAAATAACTTAATGCCAACCACGATCCGTCTATTCCACCTTTAAAATTAACTTTTGCATCAAAAATTAATTCATCCCCTGTTGCAGTGGTTATCGTATCAGGCCCTACTCTAACAATACCAGCAGTAATTTGTCCGGTGATAGCATCTGCGCCGCCACCCGATACCCTAGAATTAAGATATGCTTTAATTGCTCGCTGTGTTGGAATAACATTATTAGAATCAGCAGTGAACGTTGAATCTGTAGAGAACTCTCTAATAACAACTCCCGAGCCGCCAACGGTAACTCCGCCCAGTACCAACTCTTCTAGTCCAGTAAGTTCAAAAAATTGAGCATTTAATGTAACCGTACCAGTTGCCTGTTCAACCGCAAATAATTCTCCAACTCTAAAGTTACCATCTTGGTCAGTTGATGTATAGAACACTCGACCACCGCCATTTTCCTTAACTTCATCTTCAGGTGCTAGTACCGTGCCTTCAGGATTTAGAGTATCGGGATAATTAGTTTGTTCAAAATTTCCAAGTCCTATATCTAAGAAATCGTGTCCTGTTAAACGAACTTGACTATACAATTGACGAATTTCAACACTGGTATCGTGTTCAGGACTTTCGTCTCTTCCAAGATCTTTTGCGATTGTCAATCTTGCTGTAATATTCGGTGCTGAACCAGATAATACTACGGCTGTTAACAACTTGTAAGTATAATCGTTAATTCCGGATATGTTTACGTTGTCGCCAGGTCCAGGAATTCTAGTCATATTGCTAACTACGAGTTCAGTTCCTAACGCATACTGATCTTTATAACCATTACCTGTTATTGCAATTCTTGTACTGGTAGTTTCGTAACTTGTTCCTGCATTTTCAATAGTAGGGCCAGCGATAACACCGTTACCAATTCTAATAATGGTAAACACTTCGGAACTATTGTTAGGATCAGTAATAGTCATAACTGGTGCGCTGGTATAACCGCTGCCTGGTTCCCAAATATTGATCGACGACATTCTTCCAGCAACAACTACTGCTCTTGCCTCAGCTTTTCTTCCTGTGCTTATCGTTAAGGAAGATGTGCTATTAGTTGTTAAACCGCCAAGTACAAAAAACTTTCCGGGTTTTGTAATTGTTGAAAATGCTATAGAGCACCACGGTCCTGAGCTTCCGATATCTTCGTAGTCCCAAACTTTTCCATCTACAGATGTTGCAACTAAATTTGAACCAGTAGCAACGGCTACGAAAAGACCTTGAGCATACTTGATATCTCGCCAATCAGCACTTGCCAATGCAGTTTCTGTCCATGTTATGCCGTCAAAGCTAGTGGCAACTTCGGTAGCACCTGCATATCCTCCAGATAATGCTACAAACAAATTATTACCGTAGGCTAAAGAATAGCTACCCATGGTTAATGTACCTGTTGTCCAAGTTATTCCGTCTGTGCTATATGCCGTAGCTGCTCCAGTAATTGAAGAATCGCTTAACGCAGTAGTTACAAATTTTCCTTTTCCGTATTCAATAGCATTCCAGTCTGCACCCTCGGGTAAAGTTGCTGCAATCCATGTTGAACCGTCTGCACTATATGCAGCTTTTGTTCCACCGGCAGCTACAGCTACCCACTTGTTATTTCCGTAAGTAACGTCTCTCCACTCAGCAGTACTGCTCATAGTCATAGGAGACCAAGTTACTCCGTCTGTTGATTTTGCTGCTTGACCGCCTGTAGCGAATGCCATAAAAACACCGCCTACATATTTTACTTTAGTCCACAATGCTGTATTAGGCAATGTTCCGTTAGACCAAGAAGATCCGTCAACACTATAAGCTGCAACATTGCTATCTAACGCTACTGCTACATATCTTTGCGGACTAGAAGCAACACTAGTCCATTGTCTAGATGTTGGCATAGTCACGCTTTGAGTCGTAAAGCCAGGAGTACTAAAAGTAATTCTAGGCTCAATAAAATAATTGCTGGTGCTGTCTAATAAAGACTCAATGGCTGTTCCTTCAACTAAATGGCTCCATCCTAAACAATGTAATGACATTGTTCCACTTCCATTAATTAAATTAAATGCTGCACCGCCCAACGTGTCACTAATTGTAATAGTTGTATTGTCTTCAATAGTTTTTACATAGTAAACAGAGTTATCCTGAATATTTCCAAACTTAGTTCCAACAAAAATTATAGGATCATCAACTGATAAATGAGCTGCTGAACTAATTGTTATTTCATTTCCGCTTGAACTTGTGGCTGTTGCTGTTACTACAGCTTGGTATTCTAATCCAATATAGGCGTACTTTCCTGTGGAATCATATTCTGCAATGTATCCGTATTGACCTGTGCCTGTACCTCGACCAATTACTAATCTCATTCCACGATAATTAGATGCTAAATTTTCATCCGAACCTGCTAGTTGTATTCTAAGATTATTGCCGCCTTGGGATGCGTTTGTAGCAAATGCATACCCGCTACCGCCTGCTGCTGAGCTATCACCCGGATCTGCGATTCTTACTTCATAAACCCCACCATCTCTAAATTCGTTCATGGTAAAGGATGCATTTTGACCCGAGCCAGTTATTGCAAAATTGCCTGAGGAATACTCAACACCTGCATTAGAGAAAAATACCTTTAGAAGATTTCCTTGGGGTCCTGCCAATGTTTGATATACATCTGCATCATAATATCTGTTATTAACTCTTGCTGTGATTGGATCTTCAGCAATATTAAAGCCTTCGGATACTGCGCCAAACGTTCCGTAAGAGCAGTTACCGTTTGTTCCTCGTATCTTGCCGCCATTGGTGCTTAGATAACCAATATGGTTATAGTAGGTAAACACCGAAACAACTTCCGATCTTCCTGTTCCGTTCGCCCATACCCCAATACCGTCTGATAAAATTTGTGTGAAATCGTTGGCAACAATGGTTTGATTACCGCCTGCATGTAAGTTTCCGTCAATCTTCAAACCCACACATCCTGTACCAAAGGTTGTAACGTTTTGAACATACGGTGATTTACTACCAACCCAAGCTGCGGTATCTCCTACACCCCAACCTGGATCTAAACTAGCATAAGCACCGGCTGTAGGTCTACGAGTTGTGTAGATATTTGGAGAACTTAATGTTCCTTCTAATCCAGACAATGTCATGTTTCGTAGACCAGTTCCGTCCCTTAACAAAAACATATTTTGAATTTTATTTTGATCGTAGTTGCTAGCATTAATAAAATAATTAGCAGCTTCAATAATTTGATAATTTCCGGTATATCCCATGTCATATAATAATCCAGTGATTATTTTAGAAATATCATAGTCCCATCGTGTGGGAAGCTGATATGAAGGATATTCGTCTTGTATGTATAACGCTATTTCATTCTTTAAAAATGCTAAATTGTTTACTATTTGTAATCTAGCATTTAATATGTTAGCGTTAGATGTTAACGTGTTTGAACCTGTTACTGAAACAGGATTTTGATTTTCTAATCTTTCAACAAATTGTGAAAGTAAACTATTTGTAATCAACGTTTCGGATACGGTAGCTGCTGTTCCTGAGAAATTTTGAGGCACATCGCCGTAAAGGACCGAGTCAGGTGCTAGAGTTTCATCTCCTACCGGAAGTTCTTGTATTACAAATTTAACAATAAATTCTAGATAAGTAGCTGCTGCTGAAATCTTTTCAATATAAGACTGCTCTAAAAGATTGTTTGCAGGTCTAACGGTTACGCTTCTAACTTCATCGCCTATAATAGCCACAAATGCTGGTACACGTATTGGCAATATTTCATCATAGTCGCCGGTCTTAACAAAAATACTAGCATATCCTGTTACGTTTTCGGTTGCGTATCTAATTGTTCTCCACGGACTCTGAGGGCTAGTACCAGCTGTAGGCACATCTTCGCCAAATTCTGCAACAAAGTATGCTTTGTTTGAATCCCTAGTGTATTCCCAAGATATCTCGCCGTCTTTTGTTGTTAAGGTACGGCCTTGCTCTCCAACGGCTAGTGCCTTGTATCCAATTGTGCTGCCATCTTCTGTAGGGCCAAATGTTCTAATGTCGCCAACTAATTTTAATCTATTAATCCTATTACCGTCAGTAATTTTTGCCCAATATCTTCCTTCTAGTGTACTACCTACTTCACCGTCATCGTCTGGTCGATTTTGTTGGTCGCTAACGTGTTTGTCTAAACATCTGTAAGAACTAGAGACCCATACTACGGTATCTCCAGCCCAATATGTTTCTCCTTGATCCCAAACACCTCTCCATCTTATACCATCAATTAATAAATCCCAATATTCTGAATTAGTAGTGCTTCCATCATTTAAGAAATCAGGATCTTGATTAGTACTATCTTGTAATGCAGAATATAGATTTCCTCCGCGACGTACAACATCACCTAATCGATATGATGTCAAAGAATTCCATGCACCTCTAATTTTTGAACCTTGGAATAATAATTCCCAAGTTAATGAATTAGGGTCACTTGGGATTGCACCTTGGTGTTGAGTAAGACTATAATAAATGTTTCCACCAAAGCGTACAATATCTCCAGATTGATATAATGTTGTAGTTGACCATTCGACATCAAATTCTTGTCCTGGGCAAAAGACATCAAAATAGCTTATGTCTAGTGTGGAACCAGATAAGTGGAAAGTATTAGCCTTATATAGATATGATCCATATTTTACAACATCGCCAATCTTATACGTTGTAGTTGGTGTCCACGTACCTTTATTCTCGATTCCTTCAAAGACCGTAGACCATTTTGCTTGATCAGCCGGCAATCCGCTGTTGTCACTATTTGATGATACGTGAGGAATTTCACATTTATAAATGTTACCACCAAATTTTACTAGATCGTTGGATTTGTATCTATGACTTACTTGCCAATCACCTTTCCAATCATCGGAAATACTGACAACATTCCAAAATGCACTAGCTGCTTCTAAACCCTCTTCCTCACCGCCTGCTGATTGATGAGATGTATTGCATCTGTAAACTTTTCCGCCGTATCTAACTAAATCATTAACTTTATAATAGGTATTAGGTGTCCAGTTAATTTTCCAGTCTTGTGAATTTAATTGTACGGTCCAATTAGCTATTTGAGTTGGAAAATCTACTTCATGAGAAGCAGCAACGTGTGCAGTAACGCATAGGTAGGTTGTGCCTCCTAATTTAATAATATCCCCAACTTTGTAATACGTATCTGGAGTCCAGGCGCCTAACCAACTAACACCGTCTGCTACCAATTCCCATTTAGGAACTAGCAACGGTGGAGTATCGTTATTAAAATACTCTAAGTCAGCATAAAAATTTTGATTTGCAATATGAGATTCAACACTAGCATATACTTTCCCGCCGTAACTGACTACGTCGTCGGGATTGTATCTGCTAAAAGGAGACCATTCTCCTTGCCATGTGTATTTGAATCTACTAAGTTTAAATTCTGCCATTTAAATTAATCCTCTGATGCGCCGGAGTCATATTCATGTCCGTTATTGATTTTTGCAACAAGCTGGCCGTCATTGTCTATATAATAAAATATAGCTCGATCGTCCCAACGATATTGTTGATATCTTAAATTTTCAAAAGCAGGATTGTGATTTACATCTATCCCTTCAAAAAAATCAACACCAACTTCAAAGTCCGTATAATTTCCCGACGGTTCACCAATATTATTCAATTCGATCGTTTCGTTACTTTTTAACTGATCGCTTCTTTGTAAAAACAAACTACCGTTTTCATTTTTTCTTAGGCCGTAGAAAAATCTAGGAGTATCGCCTAACCTTGTATACGGGTCGTTTCCTAAATAATAATTATTATTCATATTTTATCCTTATGATATTTCTACATAACTAACCACTACATCAACACTATCAGCAGTGTCACTTTTAATTCTTAATCCTGCGGTTTCAGGAAGAATTAATTTCTCACCGTTGGTAATAATTTTTACCGCAGAATTTGGACTTATGGTTAGTCCTTTTACATATGTTGCTTGTTCGCTATCTTCACTGACTACAAAAACATCAACACTCACGGTGTCGTACTCTGTTACATTGGCTATGTTGCAACCAATAACCGTAGCTCTAAACCCCACTGGGACCTGAACAACATCAACTGGAGTTGTTCCTATATTTTTGTTAACAGCATGTTTAAATGTTGTTGGCATATTTCTTTTATCCTAATATCAAAGCGAATCTAATCGCAATGTCGTTCGCTGTTGATTCAGAGACTGCACCAATTGTACCTGCAGGGCTGACCCAGCCGCTACCGTCCCAAATTTCTAAAGCCTTTGAATCTGTATTATAACGTGTCATACCTTCTACAGCATAGGCAGTAGGACGTTCTCCAGTTGTTCCAACTGGTGGTATAAATGCATTAGTACCATTAATTTTAAAATAGCCAGTACCAGTATGATTTATTTCTGTTATACCATTAGTTGCTGTATTTGTTATAGTGCTACCACTAATTGAAAAATCGCCAATCCTAACTGAACCAGTGCCGTTGGCATCAATGATTAAATCTTGTCCGGTTGTAGTAGAAATAGCATTATCAAATAATTGAATATTCCCAACATTAAAACTACTTAAATTTAAATTAGTAGCAAAAATTCCCTGAGCATAGATATTTCTCCATTTGTAAGAAGAAGAACCTAGATCATATGTTATATCACTTTCTGGTATTAAATCGCTCTGAATACTAGCATTAATCGTAATGCTGTCTGTTATGCTGTCACCAATGATTAAATTCCCGCCAATTGTAATATTGCCTTGCGCTGTAATATTTCCGCTTACTGATAAATTTCCTGTAATATCAGTAGAAGACAAAATATCAACTATGCCGGTGCCGTTGGTTCTCAATTCTAAGTTTGCATTAGAACTAATAGTAGAAATAGAGTTTCCGTCTAATTCTAAATCATTAACAATTAATCTGGAATGGTATGCTGTGGCTTCACCGGCTGCTGCAACAAAGCTGATTGTTTGAAGATTGCTGCTAATGGTGTTACCAGTGATGTTAAAGTTACCAATGTTTAATTGGTTGGTAATCTCTAAATCTGTTGTTCTTGTTGTACCTACTACGTCTAGGTCGTATTGAGGAGTAGCCGTGTTTATACCGATGCGCCCTGGATCAACATCAAGATAGAGTAGGTTCGTCTCAAAAGCTAAATCAATTCCGTCTCGTACGAGATTAGCCTTTAAGAGCGGACCGGAAATACGACCAATCGCCATCTGCTCTCCTAAATACCCCGTGTTTCACGGTTAACCGAATTCTCAGCTTTCGCTCTATGCTGGTTTACCACAGGTTGACCATAGGAAGGATTGGTCATCCTTCCTAATCACTAGTATTTAGTCAGATTAAGGATTTAGCCGAAGACTAGGGTGTAAATGTGACCCAATTCTTCCATGACGGCCGGGGTTACAACAACGCCGCCGCCGGTGGCTACTTGCCATGTTGTGCCGTCAAAACATTCAAGATAGTCAAGGTCTGTATTCCAACGAGTTTCACCAATTTCTATTCCCGGTCTTTCAGCTGCTGTTCCGGCTGGAATTCTTATAGCATTAGTATCTGTAATTGTTAGATAACCAGTACCTGTGTGAACCAAGACTAAATTTTGTGAAGCAGTATTATTAGTTATAGTTCCTTGATTGAATGTTAAACTTTCAATGGTGATATTACCTGTACTAGAATTTAATACAAGGTCATCGTTGCTCTGTATAGAAGTAATTGTATTACCAGAAATCTGCATTTGAGAGCTAATGATAACAGAATTAGTTTGAATATTGTCTACCGCTGATAAATCTGCAACTCCCATTTCTGCCCATCGCTTATCTGATTTACCAAGATCGTATGCTAGTGTAGTTCCCGGTGTGATATTTTGAGAAAAATCAGGAGTAATAGTTACGGTATCGATAGGACTATCGCCTATTATAAATTGTCCGTTTAATTGAACGGTGCCAGCAGAGTTAATATTTCCTGTTACTCCTAAATTTCCAGTAATTGCCGTAGAAGCTAATATATCAACTTTTCCAGTACCGCTGGCATCTATTTCTAAATTTTGATTTGAGTTAAGAGTTTGAATATAATTGTCTTTAAGTTCTAGATCAGTGTTTAAAACTTTTCCATATTCTACATATGCATCAACGCCTGTTGGTGCGATGATAATAGGACCAACGGTGGTAGTGATTGTGCCGTTGGTGTTAAAAATTATATTATCAATTTCTGCTCGTGTTCCGTTAACTATACCGTTGGTAAATTTTGCCGTAGAGTTAATATCTAAATCCACATCAGGAACGCTAACATTAATTCCTAATTTTCTTTCATTAACTTCTAAAACCAGTAAGTCAGGATCTACGGCAGCATTTCTGAATGTAAGATTAACTCCGTCCCTAACTAGATTGTTTAATAGTAATGGTCCAGAAATGCGGCCTAGTTGTGACATAATTAGTTTGCGTATCCAAAGAATATTGTAACATACTTGTCTGTAGGAACCGGACTAGTAAACACAATTCTAGTATCTCCTATAGTTCCACCGTAATCATATGTTAGATTAAAGTTAGTATCTGAAATTTGCATAACGTTTTCAACTAACACTATGATATTATTTTCAGAACTAGGAATTTGATCTAGTGGTCCAAATGTTGTTTCGACATCGTCGCCAGGTCCTAACGTTTGTTTTTGTATTGCTGCAGACCCTGGGGCTTTAACGACTTCCCATACTCCACCAATATATGCTTCTAATCCAATTTCATTAATACCGTCTGGTCCTAGACTGGTATTATATCTTATGAATCCATTTCCGCCGTTAGGGGTGCGCACTCCGCTTAATTGTGGACGTTGTATTGTAGTACCTTTTGGTAGTCGCAATGCTCCGGTAAGATCCATAACGGCTCTTCCGTAATGATTAGTAAACAACGTATTGTCGCTGGGACTAAATTTGCTAAGTGTTTTCTGTTTTAAGAATTTCATACTGGTAACGAACTCACGGTTATACTTAATAAGTTAGCGGCACTAGCAGTTGCTCTAATTTGATCTCCAGAATTTAAAACTATTCTTTCATCACTGAAAAATACCGTTTCTCCTGCAGGAACAATTAAATTTTTTACAATAGTATTGGTATTGCTGCTAACACCTCCACTGATAACTAAATTTAAAGTTAATGTCGAACTATTAATCGTTTCGTCTGTTAAGTTTGGCGTTCCTGTATTACAAACTATAATACAAGTCACAGCATTTGTTTGTCCACTAACACCCGGGCCAATAGGAGCTCCTGTTGTGCTGCTAGTATAAACTAATGTGTCGCCAGTGGTAGTTAATTGTGTGCTGTATATCATTTGTTATCTCTTAAAATATCATGCTAAAAACTAATGCTTTGTTTTTGCTAATTAGCTCGTCATTCTTTATAGTGTTTGTAAAATACAAACCAGTTGTGCCAACTCCAACAGATCCTCCATAAATTAAACTACTATTAGCTACAGAAGCAGGTGTTGCTCCGTGATTGTTAAATTGCATAGCATAAGTAATTTCAACTTTTCCTGTGCCGTTTGTTTCAAGTTTAATATTTGCGTTAGTGTTAATTGTTTGAATAACAGCCGCATCGGGAATCAACGGATTAGCAGGTGTTGGATCTTCTGTAAAAAATGTAACTCCTGCTAGCTGTACTCTATTAGAAAAGAATTGACCTACAATATTATCATCTACAACTACAGAAATTAAACTTTCGCTAGGTTGAACAAAATAAGGACCTATCGGAAACAACAACGGATCAACTGGGCTACCTATGTCAAACGCTACGGTCCTAGTATCACCTCTTAAAATTTGAAAGGTTGGGTTAGTTTGAATAGCATTATCAACATATGCTTTATTAGGAACGTCATCGTCGTCTGTAACTTGTAGTTCGTAGGCCGTAGTTCCCTTTACTGATAATACCCCAGTTCCTGTTCCGATTAAGGTTAAATCCCCAGTTCTATTTGTATTAGGATTTAAAGTATCGCTGTCAGTTAACAGCTCTGTTAATCGTAACTTACTAGGCAAAAATCCTGTGCCTGTTTTTATGTTCCAGCTATCATCACTTTCGTTATAGACAAAGAACGTAGGATCTAAAGTTCCTCTATCAATTTGAATGCCGGCAGTACCTAAAGTAACACCGGCACCAGTTTCACCATAGTTTAAAGTGATTATATTATCTTGAACGTTTAAGTTTTCGGCAGAAACGGTTAATGTATCACCGTCAACAAGCAAATTACCAGTTACTCTTACTTCCCCAACACCGGGCCCGGTATCTAAGGTAATTGTTTTACCTTCACCGGTTTTGATGTTATAGTCGCCGTTGACCTGTAGATATTGTCCCATACCAACCCTTAAATTAGATTGCTGTTAAAATTAATAATGTTTGCGATGAATCGTCTGTTAATGTCCACTTATATCGAACACCATTAAAGTCTGTAGCAATTTTGTTTGTTAACTTTCGAAGAGTAATCGGAGATCCATTTAGTATTCCTACTAAAGTTGCTTCGCCGTTATTTACTGGATCACTATTAGTGCCCTGTACTAGTTTGCATCTTACATTAGCTGCTGGAGGCGAAACGTTATCAGCATTGCATAGAAATGTCCTAGCACCTTTTTGTCTAGCGATATAGCCTTCTAATACCGAGCCATCTGTTTTAAATCTAATTGGAAGATTATTTCCTGTAAGTAATCCTGTTCCTGTTCCTGTGCCTACTGAACCAAACCATCTTTTATTAATTGGGCGTCCCATTTGTTTCTCCTTAAATTTGACGTTTTAGGTCTACGCAGAGGGATTCTGCATAAATCTGTATCTATTGTTAGATATAATATTTATCCTTCTAGTGCATTATTAAAATTGTAAGTAGTGCTCAGTTCTGTAACTCTTCCAATATAAACTTCATCTAATCTAACAATGGTAGCTGTCACTGATACTATATCAACTATATTTGTTCCTACAAACATATCTACAGGTATAGCTCCAACATGTTTTGCGTGATGTATTAGTTTCTCTGCTCCGCTAGGCTTTATTAAATATCCATAATAACCAACGTAAAATCTGCCTGTGATTAGATTTTGAAATTCAGTAATTGGTTTTTCAAATTTTATATCGCATGAGATGCTAGAAGAAATTTGAGTTTCGTAGGTTGGATCCCAATGCCTGAATGCTTCTAGTCTACAAACATCTGTAAAATTTTGTTCTATATTATTAGGCAACGGCCTTACAAATACTCCGTCGTGCTCTAAGATAGCAATAGTTTCATTTAATTCTATGCATTTTTTCCATAATAAAAAATGAGAAAGAAAACATCCTCGTTGTCCAATAGCACCTATTCCTCGAAATCCGTTTTTTACCTTGTGCTGTTTAAAAATATCTTTGCAATCATTGCCAGGAATACCGGAAAATAACTCAGCATCTAACCCAAAGCCCTTTGCTATGTTTATATTTTTACTTCCTAGTTCCTCGCCTAATTTATGGCCAGATAATACAATGTGGAATGACTTCATCTTATCTACTCAGCATAGCCATCAGCTCAATTTTTTCTACGGTGGCTATGACTCTATTAATAGCATCAATTTCTAATTGGGCTTTTTCTAAGCAAGCCTTACTATGTGTTTGCCTATATTGTACCATTATAATGCTGTGATTTTGTATATGTTTTTCCACAATGTGTTCAATTTGATTCACATCGTGTTTAAACATTGAAAAGCGTTTACGCCAAAGGTAAATCTGTTCTCTTAGTTTTGTAAAATCTTTTTCTGATTCTATCTTCACTAGATATTTAAGTCAAACAAAAAGGACCCGAAGGTCCTTTTTGAATACAAAACATAAGTTTTGATTAGGTAAACGAAACCTTGCTGTTGTCAATGGCAACGGTACCTAGGTAGTCTGCTGCGTTACCAAGAGACGAAGCAGTATTTGTTAACTCAACATAACCATAACGTGTCATGAAGCTAACTACTGGTTCGAATGTGCTTGGATCTAGAACAACACCACTGCTCATCAATGGAATGTATGGGCAATAGAATGCTGCTGCATCAGATTCGCTAGAACCTTTGTAACCGATAAGAACTTTATCAGTTGTTGACTCTAGTTCAGCATATGTGTTAACATAAACTTTCATTGCGCCATTCAAAGTACCAACCATCTTTGTGTTAGTTGGTGCTTCAAAAGTACCTTCTGTTGTTCTTGCGAACGCAGAAGTTGTAGCACTTTGAAGAATTGTCAATGCTGTTGGGCTAACAACTGCCCAGTTACCAGCACCACGACGTGTACGCTGAGCGATTGTGTTACTTACACGGTTGATAGCAACTGCTAAAGCAGCGTGTTCATCACCAACGAAAGTAGCAGTACCGCTAACTGCGCTTTGATCGTAGTTAACATTGTTTTGTGTACCAGCTAATGTCTTAAGGCTACGTAGAACCTCTTGATCAATTTCAGCTGTAATTTCTTGAGCCAAAGCAGCCATGATTTCTGCTTCGATGTCAATGCCTTGTTGGGCTTGTGCATCTTGAGCAGCTTCAAACGTCCAACGAGCAGACAATTTACGTGTCTTAGCTTCGACGGTCTGTTTCAAGATTTGAATGCTTAGTCTGTTACCAGCAACACCTTCTTTAGCAGCAGTAGCGTCAGCCTTGCCGTTTGTGTTACCAGAATAGCCTTCAGCAATCTTGAATGGGCTTAGTGCTTCTTCACCAGCACTTGCAGATCCACCTGCGCTACCTGTGAAGTTATCTGAATAACGAACACGTAGAGTGTGAATTTGACCAACTGGGCCAGTCATTGGCTGAACGCCAACTAATTCATTAGCGATGACCGTAGGCATCACACGTCTGATCACTGGAAGGATCACACGATTTAGGGTTGCAACGTTACCGGCGGATGTAGCACCAGCACTAGCAGACTCTGCCAAATACTTGCGGGTATTTTCTAGAGTAGCTGCCATAACTGAACGCTTGTTACCTTGAAGACCTTCTAAAAGGGCGTCTTTGGTTTCCGACCAGCGTGACTCGAGTAGTTGTGACATTATAGTTTCTCCTTAAACTTTAAGTCCCGCAAGCCTGCGGATGTCAAAAATTTCAGCGGTTTTTTCTTCGTTACCGCCAATTGCTTGTGCCTGTTTATCGCCTGTAATTTCTTTGCCTTCTGTTAATGCTTTCTTCGCCGGTTTGCCACCATCCATTACAGCTGGTAGGTATTTGTCGAAAGAATTACGTAGTTTGTCAGTTTGAACTGATTCAAGCAGTTCACGCATAACTCCACGCTTATCGCCGGACAATGGACTCAACAATTCGCTCATAACTTCCTTGCGAGTTGCAACGTCCTTAGCGATGCGTAGTTCTGCATCACGACTTTCTACTAATTTTTGTGCTTCTGCAACAACCTTTGCTGCTTCTTCTAATTCTTGTTCTTTCTGAGAAACAACTTTAAGAAGTTTTGCAGTTTCGGATTTTTCATTTAAATGACTTGCAGCATATTCGCTGGCAAAACTTTCAAAAATTCTACGTCCAAAATCATTTTTACGTGCTGCTTCAATGTCTTCACGCAACTGAACCATTTCAGATTTAAGTCCTTTAGTGACCGTTTCTTCAATGATTTTAGCTGAACGTGCAATAAAATCCTTCTTGATAGATTCAAATTTAGCTTTGCTTTCGCGAACTAGGCGTACCTTAGTTTCAGCTAAATCTTTCTTATCAGCGTGGAATTCTGCGATTTCCTTCGCTAGTGCATCCACTATGAAAGACTCTAATTTACCGACATTTCCTGCAACCGACTTGCGATCTTCGTGTAGTTCAGCTAATTCTTTACGTAGATTAGATAACACAAAAGATTCTAAGGCTTTAGTATCTTGTTGCATTTTTTCTACATAACGTGCTTTAGCTTCAATAAGTCCTTGGCGATCTTCAGCCAGCTCTACTAGCTCTGCCTGTAGGCGATCAGCTAACATTGCTTCAACGGCTTCAACCATTGCAGTCTTATCGTGCTCATACTTTTGAGCAAATTCTTCACGTAGTTCGGAAGTGACTTGGTCACGATTTTCTTGAATTCTGCTTTGCCAAGCAGATTCAATTTCCGATTTGATTTCTTCGGAAATCACATTGTTCTCAAACAATTGTTTTACGATGTCTAGCATGTGATTCTCCTACTTGTTATTTGAGACCCCTGATGATCTTCACCAGACTCTCTGCTAGGTACTTCTGTGCCTTTGGGTCGCCTTTAACTTCTTGTGCTATTTTAAATGCCTTATATCCACCTGTATTATTCATCAAGTGCTCATAAACTGGGGTAGGGTAAGCTCCTGGAGCTGAAGGTTGGGCTACTACGTCAACGGTAATAATTTCAAAACCTTGAACATTGCCATTGCTATCAACTTCTCCAGATCCTCTACTACTTACACCTAATTTAACTCCCGACTGCAACATGGTCGTTACTAGTTGACCCATTGGAGTGGGAATTAATTTAAGTTTTCCGTAGCCGTTAGGACCGTCCATCCACATCTTGGTAATCATATGACTAACACGATCTAGATTGATTTTTAAATCCTGTGGGTGATCAACTTCTCCAAGCACAGAGTATCCACCAGCGATCTGCTCGTTGAGCGTTTTGACAGCCTTGCCAATTTCTTGAGAAGAATAAACACGTTGATTTGCATTGCGGATGTCTCCTTGAATGCAAATACCGTTTAAATGCAGACTCTTATTACCGTCTGCACCTTCTTCGCTCTCCAAGACAATCTTGGCCTGATCGAAACTTAAATGTTCGCTTAGGTTAGTTTTCACTTAATTGTCCTATTATCTACGACCACGGAAAAGGCTTTGCTTGTTATCAGCGGATTCGCCAGCGCCTTTCTTTTCTGCGCCGTGTCCAGGTTCTTTCTTAGAAAAAGCATTACCTGCTTTGCCGCCTGGGACATTGATATTACCAGCATTGTCTTCTTTAGGTGTACCTTTTAGTAAACCAGATCCTTTTAATTGACCCTGATTTGCTAATACGCCAGCTTCTTCACCACCTTTGGCAATGTTTGCTGTAGTTCCACCCATATCGTTCTTACCTGCTACGACAGACTTAGCATTAGCACCATTGTCTCCCATTTTTGCAGTTGGAACTTTTTCTACATATTCACGAACGGTTTCTAAATCAAAATCTTCTTCTTTAGCAAATGGATTCTCACCTTCTTCACCGCCTTCTTCGCCACCCATGTCGCCGCCCATAGCGTCAAACTTAGCTTGTAGTTCATCTACAATAGCGTCTAAGTCTTGGAACAATTCTTCTGGCTCTTTATCGCTTAAATCTTCTTCGTCGCCGCCTTCTGCATCTAACTCAGCTTCTAAGTCGTCTGTTGGGTCACCGCCCATTTCGTCGCCTTCGTCATCGGCTTCGATAGCGATATCTTCAAATTCTTCGTCTAAATCATCTTCACCTTCTTCGGCTTCTTCGTCTGATGATTCTTCAACTTCTTCGTCTTCACCTTCTTCGTCTTCTTCTTCAGATAACTCGGATTCGATAAGACCTTCGTAGATCTCACGAGATTTTGCTACAACGTACTCGTGGAATAATTCTTCTGCTTTTGCTTGGTCTTCGTTTACTAGACGCTCAAGCATCTGCTCAATTAATGATTTGTCTGCCATGCTATATTCTCCTTCAAGATGGTTAGGCTGTGCTTTTATTTAACACTATGATTACAATTTGGGGTTAAATGGTAGTTTTTTGAAGATTTTCGCTCGTATAAGTACACCCGGGATAATGATTTTCAAATTCTTCATATGATATATGTTTTAAATTTGTTAATTGAATCCCTAACTGATCGGGTATAAATGCAGCAGATGGAACTACCCTATAAAATGTTGTATGCCTAAATTCTCTAATAGTTTTTTCTGTTTGCGTTAACCAATTTCCGTGAAATGTAGCAACGTCAGAACTCTTTTTATAATTGTATGTATTGGCATAAACATTGTTAAATTTACCGTTCAATCCTTGATAATCAAATCCAAAAATATAAATTTCTTTATGGCCGTGACTACATGCAAACCATAAAGCTGTTGGGCCTGAGCTCCAACCTTTATGGGGATTAAACAAGTTAATATAATGCTTTGTAGATAATCCTTTATTAGGATTAGTCCATACAGAATTTTTTTTATGATAGCCACTAGCTACTATTTCATTGACCATTTTTACGTCAACTGCTATAAGATAATGCGGAGAAAATTCTCGATATATGGCATTACACCCGTATACCATTCCTTTATCTAATAGATTAGTGTGGTTTAAATTTAATCGGCTTGTACCATTTCCAAGTACAAATGCTGGTTTATTCGGTTGGTTGCTCTGCTTCACCTGCTGGGGCTCCGTACATCTGTCTAACAAAGTCCAGCTCGCTTTCACGCTCGTATTCATGAGCCTCGCTTTGCATTCTTAATTGATTTATCTGTCTTAGAGTCAAGCGAATTTTTCTTGTATCACTTTTTTTAAGAACAGATTTATCTTTGGCGTTGTCGTATCGACGATCAACTGCAAAGTCGTTATTGTTGTCATTAAAATAAAGGAATTCAAGTAGAAGCATAATGTATTTATTACTGAGCCGGTTGTTCTTCTGGTGCTGCTGCGGCTTCTGCTCCTGTGTCAGCAGGAGCTTCTACAGGTGCTTCTTCTTCTTGACCTGCAACATCAGCAGCTATTCCGTTGGGAGTAATCCCAACAGATCTTAATTGACTAGCAGAATCAAGTGCTGGCGTTAATTTTCCGCCATTCTCTTCTCGCCATAGTTTTTCATTCTCTTTAATTTCTTCTTCAGTTAATCCTAAGAATCGCTTAAGAGCAAATCTCTTGCTTAAATGCGGCATTTCTTGTAATGATACAAACGTTGCTGCTCTTGCTGTGTCAAGTTCTGATTGGCGATATGCAGCAAAATTTTGTGGTGGATTAAATTTAATTTCAAATAAGCTGTTGTCAATATTAATACCGTTATTGTACAACCAATACTTAAATTCCTGATCAAATGTTTCAACTACCATCGATTGCAAACGTTCGCAATATTTGTTGAAGCGTAGTTCTTGAATATATGCCGTGCCTACTTTTCCGTCAGCAACGGTATTACTAGCATCGTCGACTGAAGTTGGCAAGTAGCTGCTAGGAATACGCAAGGCTCGGAATAGTTTATTTGTGAAATAACGTAAGTCTGTAATTTCACCAAGATTAGTACCGCCAGGTAATGTTTCTACTTTAGATCCACGACCTTCTGCTGTCTGTGGGAAGAAATAGTCTTCTGACACTGATAGCGGATTATAGCTTGCATCAACCATGTTTTGGCCGCCACCTGTTGATGAAGGAATACGACGTTGATGTATTTCGTTTTTAACACGTTCAACGAATGCCATAGCCATGTGTGCTGGCATGTTACCCACATCTACATAGAAAATTCTACGCTCAGGAGCACGTTGTATACGATAGATAATGATAGCATCTTCAAGCAATTCTTTCTGTTTATAAACTTTGAATACTGATTCCAGTAACGAATTGCCAAACGGATAATTGTTGTCTAGACCTTCGCTTAGACTTATGTGTATAACATTTTTTGCATCTACGGTTACTTCATTAGTTTGATTATGAAATCTTGTTCCTGGTGGTTGCGCTGCCGTACCAACCATTCCTCGTCCAAAACCTCCGCCCGATGTATATGAACTTGTTCCACTAGGTGCAGTATTGCTTGTACCGTGTGGCGTAACAGCAATCATTTCTTTAAAGTTAAAATTTACATCACGAATTACATATTGTTCAGGAATCTTACCTTCGCTTTCGTTGACAATTATTTTTGAAACTTTGGCAGCATCAACGAATAACCATTTTAATGTCTGAGGATCTCTAACAAAAAAACAATCGCCGTATTTGAAAGCATTACGCACGATGCGGAAAATTCTAGTTTCAAATTGCTGTTGCTTACTCCATTTTTGTAGACTTTCTTTGATCAACTTAACTTCAGTTGAAGTAGGTTGACCTCTAAAGAAAATATGAAAGGCTGTGGCATTTTCTTTGTCTTTTTGAGTGCAGAACTCAGCAAGGATGTCCAAAGCAGCGTTAACTTCTGAATCCATGTCCATAGTATCGTACTGCATGTATCTTTCAACACGATTTGGAGCTCCTGCATAAACATCTGGTAAAAAACTAGAATAATTAGATCGTGCAGGTCCCGGGCGGCCACCACTAGCAATTGGGCTATAACTTCCAGATTGGTTATCTATGTTAACCGGTGTAAAATATTTTTTCCAAGACACTATCTTAGTTCCTTTTAGGACGACATAAACATGTCGCCGCCCATTGTTCTTTGTACTCTTAATTGACTTTCATTTAAGTCAACCGCGGTTCTACTAATACTAATTAATGTACCCATCTGCATATTTAACCTTTCTAACAATGCTACAGCTTCGTTTAGGCTCGAAATTCCACCTGCTCCAGGAGCACCTGATCCAGGAACAACTGGAGGAGATTGGGTAGTAGGAGCAGAAGCTGAAGCAACAGATGATGCTGCCGCTGTTGTTGCCGCTGTTGCCGTTGGAGTTACTGCTGATGCTACAGATGTTCCGCTAGGAGTAACAGGGGCTGATCCCCCTGCTAATAATCCTAAAATATCTTGTTGTTCTTTTCCAAATCTGTTAACTACGCCGGCTTGTACATTAGCAGTACTGCCTCCAAAATGTTTTTTACCGCCATCGGCACCTCTTTCTGCATATACAGCCTTTACAAGCTGTTCATCAGTCATGCCTGGTTTGAAAACGCTGTTAAAGATTTTCATTGCACCACCAGGCCCGTGTTGCACAGCGGTACTAAACAACATTTCTTGAAGAGCTCGACTACCGTTAATTCTTGCCTGTAGACCTTGATCTTTTAGGCCTTTTAGAGCTGTTCCGTATCCTTGTCCTAAAAATTCATTTTCGCTGTTGCCCAATGCACCACTAGCTGCAACTTCTTTCCACACGTCAACTGCTTTACCACTAGTACTGCCAGTGTCTTTTTCTATACCTGCATCACGTAATTTTTTAGCAACATCACCTTTTCCTGTCTTTTCAAGGAATTTAAGAAAATCGGTCATTGCTCCGGCTCTGGACGAAATTTGTTTTTTACCGTAGCTAGTACCTCCTACTTTATCCCATCCAACGGTTCCGCTGCCTCGGCCTGCTGATTCATATTTTTCTGCTACTGCTCCTAGACCAGTGCCAATTGCAGATGCGCCGGGTATTTCCGCCACTGGTGCTGATCCAGATGTTGTTCCAGACGGTGCTGCAACCTGAGGAGCTCCGGCTCCTCCTTCTCTTACTGCTTTAAAGGAATTGTATAATGCTTGTGGACTACTGAAATCTAATCCTTTTTTCTTAGCAGCTTCTTCTGCTGCTTTAGCTTCTTCTGCTTTTTTTGCAGCATCTAATTCTGCTTTTTTTGCATCGTCTAAGGCTTTAGTGGTAGTTGTTAATCCTTCTTGTACTTTTTTGCTGTTGGCTGCTAGTCTAGCTTCAATTTCTGCTTTTTTCTTTTCAGCGTCGGCTAGTGCTGCTGCTGCTTCGGCAGAATCTCGATCGGCTGCTGCTTTGGCCTTGGCTGCGGCAATAGCACTTAATTGAGCGTTTAAATCTTTTTTAAGTTGTTCTTGCTTTTGTTCAGCTAATGCTAATTCTTGTTTATGAGCGTCTGCAATTGCACTAAGCTCTTTTTGGTCTGCTAAGGCAGATGGTGAGCCTGCAGACGATGTTGTAGTTGTAGTTGTAGATGCAGTTGTTGTAGGTGCGGTGCCTCCGGCTGCATTTTTCTTTTTTAAATATTCTGTTTCTGCTAGTATTCTATCATGTTTAGCCCGTTCAGCTAGTTTATCTAATCCAATAAAACTTCCTACACTTTCAACACTTCTTGCAAGACCGCTTTGTGCTTTTTCCCACCAAGATGCAGCTTTCCAATTTGCTTCATCTTGCTTGGCCATGTCTTCAGTAACTTCTCTCGAAGCACCAGCCGCATCCATTAGGCTGTCAGTTACGGTTCCTGTTGCATACGCCAATGCACCAAATATAGTTGCTGAAGTAGCGACGTCGATCGCTGTTCCAACAGCTCCGCCGCCAACTCCAGCGGCATCGGCGGCAACTTGTGCTGCGGCACTTTTTCCGCCTTTTGGTTTTCGTCCTGTGCCGCCTTTACCGCCTTTTGGTCCACTTTTTCTACGACGTCGGCGTCCGCCACCACCACCTCCGCCAGCATCTCTAACATACATTGCATTTGCTGGACTAGAACCTCTTAAATTAGCTTTCCATTCTCTTATTTTTAATGCGGCATTAAACAATGCTGAAGCAATTTTTAGACCGCCTAATATCACTACCGTTTCTTTGAGGTACTTCATCAAAAACTCAAATCCAGGTAATACCCATTGTTCAACAAATCCGGCTAACTTTTTAAAAGCAGCTTCTAAATCGGGCAAATATTTTGCCACGGTCTGTGTAATTCTGTTATTAATTTCAGCAATTAATTGTTGGAATCTTTGTAGTTGTGCCGGATCTAATGCTTCTTTACCCGCTTCTGCTCGTTTTCTAGCAGCTTCTAAATCGTCTGCTTGTTTTTTTTGTACATCAGTTAAATTACCAGCCTGTGCTGATAAGTTATGACTATCTAAAACTAATTGCTGTTGGATGCTGTTGCCAGTATTAGCTAATAATTTAGCTGTCCCTGTCTTTTTAAACTCGTTAGCTTCATTCCTAATAGTTGAATATGCATCGTTGATAGTTTTTTGAGATACGGTTCCTGTAGCGTTTATTTCTTGGAATATCTGATTGGCATTACCTGCAGATTTTTGCATAAATGTTGCAAATTCTCTACCTGCATCAGTAGTTGCTCCACCAAATGCAATATATTCTTTCATACCTTTTTGCATCGACGGAGGTAATGACAGCATCAATTTGTTAAGTTCAGCGGCTCCTTTTGGATCCATTTCAGCTAACTTAGTTCGATATGCTGCATCGTTCATCAAGGCATCTTGTTCTGCCTGTAGTGCATCCTTACTCTTACCAGTCAATTTAGATAGTGCATCTAAATTTTTAAGATATTCTCCGCTGCCTGCAATTAACTGAGCATCGGTTTGTCCTTGTAATTTACCAGTCTTACCAAGTATACTGACATACTTGGCCATTCCGTTATTGATATCTTCAGTAGTATAACCTAGTCTAGCTAAATCAGCATTTAATGGATTTGTTCGAATCTTAGCGCCAAGTTCAGCTAAACGTTTGGCACCGTCTCCTGCACCTTGTGCTAACATAGCTAATGATTCGCCGTTCTTTGCTAAGACTCCCGCAAACTGATCAAAAGTCATACCTGCACTAGTAGCAGAATTGATCATGTCATTGATACTACCACCAAAGTTTGCACCTACACTAGATGCCTGTTGAAATGCCTTATAAGTTCTTTCACCTGCTTGTGCAATAACACCAAATGTGCTGGCCAGCATATTTCCAACTAAAGGAATCGCACCCATGGCCTGTGCAGCCGAACTCATACTAGAATTTAAATTAGAAAATGTACCAATTGTTTTTGTCAAATACCCAATTGAATCTTCTAACCTGCCAGTCCATTTATCAAGCGTTGCTAAGTTTTTTTCTAGACTTTTTGTTTCTTCGTCGTATAATTTTTTAGCCTTGGCTTTAGCTTCTCTTTCAGCTTCTGCTTGTTCCGCTTGTTTTTTTTGTGCCTCTGTTAATTTTTTTATTCCAGCAATTTGCGCATTCTGAGCTTTGTCTGCATCGCTAGCAGTTTTTGCTAACTTTCTTAATTGAGCTTCTAGGTCTTTTTGAGTTTTATTGTCAGCTTTGGTGCCTTTGTTCTGCATGGCAACTGAAGCCAGCATGGCCTGCAGAAGCTGTTTTAACGTAGCTTCGGTAGCTGCATTGTTTAATTGGATTGGTTGACCACCAAGATCGCCTGTGACTTCTGCCATTTAGTAAAAATCCTAAAAACTGCGCATATAAATATATGTGTAGATAAAGTATTTATCGGAGATAAAAATGCCAGATCAAACCATTCCACAACCGGTTAAAAAGCCAGTTAATAATCCACTTGCCAATTATTTTAGGCAACCAAAATTGTATATTAAATTACCCAGTCACGGAGCATTCTATCCCGAAGGGGCACTGGACGTTAGTCAAAATGAAGAGTACGCAGTATTTGCTATGACTGCTAAAGACGAGTTGATGTTTAAAACTCCAGATGCATTAATGAACGGACAAGCTACCGTTGAAGTTATTAGAAGCTGTGTCCCGGCTATTAAAAATCCTTGGGCAATGCCTAGTATTGATATAGACTCTATATTGATTGCTATTAGAATTGCGTCGTACGGTGAAAATATGGATGTTAGCAGTGGTTGTCCTTCCTGCGGACATCAAAACGACTACGAGCTTAACCTTCTATCGTTTTTAGATAAAACCAACAGCTTTGAATATAAAAGCATGTTAACTATAGATCAATTGACTATTAATCTTCGTCCGTATAATTATAAAGAACTTACACAGGCAGCAATTAAAACATTTGAACAACAAAAATTAATTTCAATTGTAACCAATGATGAGTTAACCGA